ATAGCATAAGGATTCATAGAACTTTCACATTTAGCAACCTTTAAGAGCATATCTATTTCTGAAAATCCTTCTCCGATAGCAACTCTTCTGATTCGTTCTTCGATTGTAAGCTCCTTAATTTCTGTAACGCTAGACTCATTTTGATAATAGATTCCTCCATCCTCTTTAACAAAAGGGATGTTGGGATAGACTGTGATTTGTTTTGGCTCATATATTTGTTTTATGTAATTAATGTGAAAGGCTTTAGCTTCTGTAATGTAAGAACCTGTAAAAGCTATGATAAGCAGGTAAACGAAAGGTAAGATAACTTTTAGGTTTTCTTGATAAGGAAGGTTAAAATGTTGTTTTTTTGAAAATCTACCTAATAGATTTCTTCGCATATTATTTGTTAAGAATTAAAACATAGAGTTGCATTCCTACAATCATAGCACTAGCAAGAATAAGAACCCCTAACACTAACAGACTAACAATAAGCCACTTAATGAATCCCCCAAGTTTTTCCACATTTGTTTTTGGTCTAATGACTGGTAACATGTTATTTCTTTAATTTATTAAAAATATATCCATCCTTTATTTAAAATAGTAATAAGCTACAACCAGACTAACCGTTGACTCCGTATGAATCTCTCAACATTCCCTAGAAAAATACCATAAGATATTAGATTAGGAGCGTTGATAGAAATAGTCTCGTTGTTAAAGAAATAGTTAGTTAAACCGTATATTTGGGCTTTGTAACTATCGTACTATAATACTAGCATACAAATTTCAAGTTGTCAAGTTTTATGGAAGAGGTAATAGCAATGTATATAATCTTAAGAAGACATCAGAGAGGAAGAAAAGCCGAAGCAGGATTTGAAGAAGGAGCTGACAGTGAGTTAGTCGAAGAGTTGTGGAATATTATGATGAAGAATCCAGGCTCTTTTAAAAAGGCGGGGTCTGCCTCGGGATAAGAACTAACGTCCTTATGAGTTTATAAGAGCGAGAGCTAACAATCCGAAATAGAGAAGAAACAACAAAGGGAACAATGCCCCAAGCCAAAGAAGTACAATGATTAAGATGATGAAGCCAAACACTTTCATAGAGTTAAATTACAAATTATAAATATATAATACACCAATAATTAAAGTTGTCAAGTTTATGAAAATAGGACAAAGAGTTTACACCCTAAATAAACAGATAAGTCAAGATTAATTAAAAGAACATGGGACAACCAGGAAGAAAATCAGAATTTCAAGAACTAAAAATAAAACAGAGTTTAGCAGAAGTAACTCCGCTAATGTTTGCGTTTGTAAAAAAGATAATGAAAGAAGGATCTGATAGTCAAAAGCTACAAGTAACAACTAAACTATTACCAAAGATTTTAGATAAAGCCATGCCAACAGAAATAGACCACGGAGGTAAAATAGAAATAAGTATAGCTAAAGAAGTAGCAGACAAAAATGAAGTTGACCAAAGCACAAGCATCGATAGCGAAGGACAACCATCGGTTTAGAGTTGTTAATTGTGGAAGACGATTTGGTAAAACAACCTTAGCTATCGAAGAAATAAAAGGTAAAGCACTCTATAAGAAATCAAAAATAGTTTATATAGCTCCAACCTACCAACAGGCTAGAGATATAGCTTGGCAGACCCTCACCAAAGAATTAAAGCCAATCACCAAAAAGATAAACGAATCACGCCTTGAACTAACAGTATATTGTAAAACAGGAGGAGAGAGCCTAATCCAGCTAAGAGGCTGGGAAAGCATAGAAACATTACGAGGACAAGACTTTGATTTCATTGTGATAGATGAGATAGCCAGCATGAGAAACTTTTGGATGCACTGGCAAGAGGTTATCCGTCCAACCCTAACAGATAGAAAAGGACACGTTCTATTTATCAGTACCCCTAAAGGATTTAATCATTTCTACGACCTCTACAAAGAGGAGAACGAAGACAAAGACTATAAATCATTTAACTTCTCAAGTTATGACAACCCCCATCTACCTATTGACGAACTGGAAAAAGCCAAACAGGAACTCACAGAAGATAGATTCGCACAAGAATATATGGCTGACTTCAGGAAGACCGAGGGTCTCGTTTACAAAGAGTTTGACCGTAAACGCCATTTATTCACCGATAAAGATGAAATACCAGAATTCGTTAAAACCATCGTTGGAGTGGACTTTGGATACACCAACCCATCTACTATATTGCAGATAAAAGAAGATCGAGATGGAAACTACTGGATTATAAGCGAATGGTACAAGACTAAACAGACTACAGAGCAGATAGTACAGAAGGCACAGGGTTATCAAAGTAATGAATGTTATCCTGATCCAGCAGAACCAGATAGAATAGAAGAGTTAAAGAAAGGTGGATTAAACGTTAGAGAGGTAAGCAAAGACATAGTGGCAGGGATTAACAAAGTTAGAGAGTTATTCAAACAGAACAGAATAAAGATAAATGCAGGCTGTAAGAATCTTCTTTGGGAACTAGAGACCTATCATTATCCTGAAAGAGGAAAAGATTATACTTCTAAACTAGATATGAATGAGAAGGAAATACCAGTCAAAGAGAATGACCACGCAGTAGACGCACTTAGATATTCACTCTATTCGACAGAGCCAATGCAAAAAGATTTTAATTTCGAACTACCACAAACAGAGTGGTAATAATTAACAAACAACATGAACGAATACAATCCAACGGAAGCTGAAGAGCTTGCGATTAAAACATTAGAAGAGGAAAAAAAGGAATGGGAAGACGGTATAGTTTGGGTTACTGATAAAGTAGCATTCAAAACAACTCAAACAGTTAAGAAATCTCGTAAGAATTATTTTGGTATCTTTGATGAGGAGAAAGACCCAACAACTAACAGACGTAAACTATTCATTCCACTAACAGAGTGGACAGTGGAAATGATTTTAAAAAATATTGACATTGACACCAAGGATATAAATTTAAAAGCCAAGAATCCTAGAGCTTACAGAAAGACTAAAATAGCTAGATATGTCTTGAGATACTTTTTAGACAAGATGCACTTTGGAAAGATATTGAACGATAAGTTAAGAAATACATCTATTGATGGTACTTGTTACGATAAGACCTGGAAAGAAAACGGAAAGGTGATGCACAAGAATATTGACCGACTTAACATCTTAACAGACCCATCAGAAACAGACTTAACCGATACCAGTACAATCATAGAGAGAAATCTTTTAACCTTACCTGAATTCAAAGCCTACAAATGGGATAACTCTCAACACGTTGAAGGCTCAAAAGAAATTGATAGAGTAGGAATCGACAACAAGACTAATTCTCAAGTGCCTTTTGTAGAAGTTTATGAACGATATGGATATATCTCTAAGTTTTGCCTAACGGGAAACCAGGAAGACAGAAACGAATATCTTTATTGTCTATTAGTCCTTAGCGGATTGGATGAAAAACCAGTCCTTCACAAAATTAAAGAAGTGAAGACTCATCCTTACGTTAAATATAAGCTGAAAGATGTTCTTAATCGTGCCGATGGTAGAGGAATACCTGAAATGCTATTTAATATCCAGGCTTACTTGAATGAAACCATTAACATAAGACTAAACACCGCTAGGATAGTCCAAAGTGGTTTATGGAAAGCACAAGGGAATATCACTCCTCAAGATTTAAAGAAGTTCTTTGCGACTGGAGTAATCAAATTAGATTCAGCTTCAGAATTTGAGAGGCTTGATACAGGCTCAATAGACCCATCAAGTTACAAAGATGAGGAACAGGCTTACACATGGGGAAAGAGAGTAACCCAGACCCAAGCCGAAGATGAGATTGCAAATAGCAAACCAGCCACCAACGCTATTATAGAGGAACGAGGTGGAGCTAAGAGCTATAATCTTATTATTGAGAACATAGCCAGCTCAATTGAGAGGCTGATTGAAGATAAACTTATTCCACTAATTAAGGAAACAATAAAGGACGGAGACATTATTCGGATCACAGGAGACCCATCAGACCTAAAGGAATTGGATAGACAATTAGGAGAAGAGTTAGTTTATAAAGAAATGGAAAAGTATAAGAAAAAGAATGGCTTTTATCCTTATATGACGCTTGAAGAAATGGAAGCACAGATAGACCAAGTAACAATAGAACTAGCAAATATGGGAGAGGACAGACCGCTAGAGCTATCTAAAAGCTTATTCGACACAGAGTTTGACATTCAGGTTAGTATTAGTGATGAGCAGATGAATAAAGCGGTTGTCGCTAACACCTTAAACCAATCAATTAATATATTAGCAGGGGCAGGAGTTCCGCCAGCGATGCTTAAAGAGCCTATTAAAGAGTTATTTGACACAATGGGCTTAGACGGAGACAAACTAACAGGAAAGATTGATGAAGCTCAAATGATGAGAGCCAAACAGGAAGAAGCTGCAATCGAACAGGGAGCAACGGAAGCCCCAGGAGCAGAAGCCAACTCTATACCTCAAGAAGTAAATCAAATGCCAGTATGAAACAACAACAAGCAAAAGATTTCATAGAAAATAATCAAGAAGCCCTAAAACATCTGTCAAAGGTTATTAAACGAGTCGATACAGTTAAAGATTGCAAAGATGAGATTGAATTGAGAGGCAGACAGAGAGCCATAGAAATAGTTGAAGCATGGCTAACAGAAGTGTGGGGCTATTCACAAGAAATCCCCCTTCCATCTAACGATGAGGAGGATTTATATAAGAGACTTAGTTCAGGTCGAGACTAAGCTCAAATTAATTTCTTAACATTTTTATTCTTATGAACGACAAACCCTTACAAACCGACACTGAAGCTGAGGAAGCATCAGAAGGTCAGGAGGATGTTGCGGGCGAACTTAGCTTAGAGGAATTGAATGAACAAGCTGGTAGAACTGGCGATAATTCATTCAAATCAAAAGAGGATTTCTTCAAGCACTATGACAACCTTAATTCTTTAGTGGGAGACCAAAAGAGAGTTGAAGCCGAGAAAAAGGCTGAAGAGGCTGAAGTAGTAACTGAGGAAAACAAAACTCTAGCTGAGAAGCTATCATCGCTTGAAACGAGGATTGAAGAAAAGGATTTCCTTACTTCCAATCCCGACGCAAAAGATTCCCTTGACCTTGTTAGAGCTGTCGCTAAAGACAAAGGATTAACACTCGATAAAGCATGGGATACAGAAGGTCTTAAAGACTTGGTTGAAGCGAAGAATGCCCGTGAAAGTGAAACGGAAATTGGAGTTAATTCTAAGAACAGATTAAATAGTTCCGATGCGAAGAAGGTTGGTAAATTGGCTGATAAAATTCAGTCAGGAGAATCAACAGAAGCGGACGAGTTAGAACTCTTACGCAACTTCCCTGGAGCATTATAATCTATAAAGTAAAATGGCTACAGACGCTACTCATTACATTCTTAGAACCTACGGAGATGATACTCAGAAAGCTGACATCCTCCCCTTGATTGAAATCCTAACTGCAAGTGAAGCTAGTATTCACAACAGTTTAGGAAAGACATCAGCTACCGCTACTGTGCATGAGACCATGACGGATACTCTAAGCACAGCTGGTTCATTAGCTGTTACTGAAGGTGGAGACTATTTAAATTCAGCTTTAACAACTCCTTCTCGAATGGTGAACTTAGTACAACACGTTGTAAAGAAAATCAACGTTTCTAAGGTTCAACAAAAGATTGATCATTACCACGAAGAAAACGAATTAGAGAGACAAACCAAAAAAGGCATGAAAGACTGGATGAATTCAGTCGAATATGATTTGGTTCGTTCAACTTTAGTTTCGGGTGCTTCTGGTACTGCTCCTAAGATGAAAGGTATAGTTCAGGCTATTTCAAAAAGCACGAATACTACCGCTCAAACTTCAGGAACAGTCTGGTCAGCTTCCATTCTCAAAGGTCACATGAAAGACAATTGGGAAAATTCAAATGGAGAAGTTGCTACTGATATTTACATGGGTGGATACTTGAAAGACCTTACTGATGGTTTCACAAATAAAACTAATTTAGTTTCTAATGGCGTAAATGCTAAAGAAATCGTAAATGTAGTTGATATTTTTGAAACAGGATTCGGTAAAGTTAGAGTACATAAACACAGATACGTTACTGTTAGTGGCACAGATGCTACTGGACGTGTCCTCGCTATCAGACCTGATAAACTAAGAGTTGCTTACTTAGAGCGACCTTACGTTGACAAGGACTTAGCAAGAAGCGGTGCTTATGACCCACGAGCTATCGCAGGTTCTATGACACTTGAAGTTAGAAACCAAGATTCAAATTGGTGCGCTTCAGGTTTTAACATTGATTAATTAATAAATCAATTGTTCCTCGGACTATCAGTTCACTCCGATTAGTCCGATGGAGTGAAAACAATTATGAGACAAATTAAGACCCAAACAAATTACACAAGAAAACAACTAGTTGAGGATTGTGTAAGAGTGTACATTAAAAACAACCCAAACGAATATAGTTTATTTCTGGAGGGAGTAACGGAAAAGAAACATAATTTAAGCGATAAAAAAAACGCTACGCTTAAACAAGGAGGACTTGAAGATGATTTCCGATTAGCTTTCAGCTTACCAGAGAAACTTCATAAGACGATTGAAACAATGCTGGATTTAAAGAAAGAAGAACGCTTTGGAGAAGTGAAAGGAGAAATGAAATGGTTTTCAAAAGAATACCCTCAGTTTTTAATCCCTAACACATACTAAATGAAAACTACATTATGTTTAATTGTTAAGCCAACGCTTAAGGAAGCAGAATTATTAGATAGATGTCTTGACTCAGTAGCGGAATATTTTGATGAGATTTGTATAACGCAAGCAGGAGACAAACCCTGTAAAAAAGTTTCCGAAGTAATTAAGGAACATGACGGAAAAGAATCATTCTTTAAATGGGTAAAAGATTTTGCTCAAGCAAGAAATTATAATTTCTCACAAGCCACAGGGAAATATATATTTTGGTGTGATGCAGACGATGTAATCAAAGGAGCTGAAAACTTCCCAACCTTAATTAAGAAGATGGAAGACGAAGCCCTCGATTGTGTGGTTATGAATTACCTTTATGACTTCACTAAGGACGGAAAATGCACAGTAAAGCATCTAAAGACCCGATTAGTTAGGAAAGACGCTGTTAAATGGGTAGGAGCAGTCCACGAAGATTTTGACTCGTTAAGAACTGTTGAGAGCTTCTTTTGTCCTGATATTGAAGTATTACACATCACAGATGAGAAAAGAGCTTGTGAAAATGCAGAAAGAAACCTTGAGATAGCCAAGAATGAACTGAAGTTAAAACCGAAAGACCCAAGAGGGCTATGGCTTATGGCTAACGCCTATTGGGGAATCCAAGAAATCAAGAAAGCCGTTAAGTTTTTTCAAAGATTCGTTAAGAAGTCAGGTTCTGAAGAGGAGATTTATTTAGCCTATTTGAATATGTCAGCGTTATCAGGGAAGGAAGATTATGCCCTTAAAGCAATATCCTACCGACCAACTTATCCCAACGCCTACTTCAAGTTAGCTGAGATGAAATATCAGCAGAAACAGTTTGACCACGCAGTACAGTTTATTGAAATAGGATTACAGCTACCAAAGCCAGAACTTTCTATAATAGTTTTTAATCCGAGAGATTATGATTACAACCCGTTAATGTTAATGATGGATTGTCATTTCCGATTAGGAAACTATAGTAAATCAATAGAGATATTGAATTACTTAATAAAGCTATTCCCAAAAGATGAAGCACTAAAGAAACGAAAGGAGATGGTAGAGAATGAAATAGGAGAGCTTGAAAAGGTTGATAGCGTTTTGAAAGAAGCTGAGAAGTTAAAAGGAAAGAAACTAAGAGAGTTCCTTGAATCACAATCAGACGAGGTACAATCCCACCCTAAGTTATGCCACTTTAAGAACCAAAAGTT